ACCGATTTCATTATTTTTTATAGTTGTGCTACATCCGTGAGTTTTTTGATATACCATTATTCCAGGCTTATCACCGCCGCCGTTTGCCCTCAGTGGAGGCGTTGTATTATTTTTAAAATGCCACTTATGGCCTATTCCATCATCACAAATCATTTGTATGCCGATTGCAGAATCCTTGTTGTCTGTTCCGAAGATAGGAAATACTTCTGGCCTACTTGTTCCTCTAAGATGTCCAATAATGAACACTCTTTCCCTGGTTTGCGGGATTCCAAAATGTCTACTGTTAAGCAGTTGCCATTGTGCATCATACCCAATTTCATCCATTGCAGCGAGGATTGTTCCGAAGGTTCTTCCGTTGTCGTGGTTAAGTAGTCCTTCAACGTTTTCAAGGAATAATAAACGTGGCCTTTTGATTTGAGCGAGCCTGAATACTTCAAAGACAAGAGTTCCTCGCATATCTTCAAATCCTCCCCGTTTCCCAGCGATTGAAAAAGCCTGGCAAGGGAAACCGGCACAGTAACATTCTGCATCTGGCACTCTATCAGGGTCTGCTGCCCGTACGTCTCTTTCATACCATTCATCCTCACTTTGCCCGTAAATTGCATAATAACTTTTAACTGCAAATTTATCTATTTCACAATATCCCACACATTTATGACCGGCTTTTTCCATGCCTTTGCGTATAAACCCTGCTCCCCCGAAGAAATCTATGAACGTCATTTCCCCCTCTTTTCTGAGGTTAGGCGGCTTAACCTCTGCCAGTCCCAAATATAATATTTTAATCTCAGCTGTGCCGCCGTACAGCTGGAGGGTTAATCAGATATATTCAGGCACATAGTCTTTTTCGAGAACGTATTGATATAATTCCTCAACGGTATCAAGGATTTTGTCAGACCACATATGCACAGGGCTTCTTTCGCCCTTCCTCGGCTGACCGACAACAACATTCCTTTTGCCCATACCTACACCCAAAGCCCAATCAGCGTGAGAATCATTACCGCAAGGCAGGAGAAGTATTATAAAATCTGCTTTCTTGATTGCGTTATAGTTTTCATCTACCGCCATACACCATTCATGCCTTTGAATATATCTGCTGTAAATATGCTTCTCGGGGTCAAATTCCTCTGGAAATTTCTCTGGTGGGATTTCTGGTGTTTTACGGCAATTCGGATCTGTAAAGTCGTATACCTCATGCCCCATTTGGCGTAATTTTATTGCCATTGCCCTGACTTGTACTCTATTTTTCCATGATGAACTAATATAAATATTCATATCCTCACTCCTTCACATTTTTATATTCCGCATTACATCTGTTCCTATAGTTTCAGTTTTAAATAATTTCTAATTGTGTTTGGATCTACAAAATACATTTTTGCTATCATTGCGTATGTGAACCATGGGTGTTTTTTATAGAGTAGTTGTATCTCTTTTATCTTTTCATCCGGTAATGCTCTCGGTTTTGTTATCATTTTGGCGGCCTCCAATTATCATATTTATCGCTGTCGTATTCGGCGGGCCTGTCTGCGGTGCGGTAATTCGGGCAGTTATTGTCACCCCGGAAGGTTTCATCTTCAAGTTTCTGGCATCCGATGCACTTGCCGCATTTTGTTAAAGCCCTTAAACAATCATTTATTCCTGCCATCGGTCAACCTCCCCATTGAAAACCCCTCTGCCAATTGCTGTATTAAATCCCTTGTAGATTCCGGCAACATTGCCCTTTCAGCCTCTTGCCTTGCCCTGACGGTGTATGACCGCATGAAGTTACTTTTTACCACTGTTTCAAGATCGTCTATGTCCATTACTGCCCATTCCATTAATTGGTTCGGGCTTCCTACAAGCCTTTGCAATAATGGCAGTAATCCGTCAAATCCTTCTTTTGCGTGGTAGTAACTTATTGCATTTTTAACCATGTTCCACGCTTCCATTTCCGTCATGCGTTCCGGTTGTGTAATAAGTGCTATTTTTTCTTTTACATCAGCTATTGTCGGAGGAAATTTCAAAGTACACATTAAAGCCTTGACTGCCTCAGTAACTATTTTTGCGGAATCATCAACAAACATCATCGACCATAAATCTATTGCATTGTTGATTTCACCAGCCCCTTTATAAAAGTTCGGGTATGCAGTTTTGATAATGGAAAGTAATGCTGTGACCTCAATCTTGTTCATTTTGCATCTCCTTTAATTTGTCAAGGAATGGATTTCCTGTGTCTTTATAATAATTTGACATATCTTGGTATTTGCTTTGTTCTTTTGGTTTTTCATCAGGTTCCCAGGTTCTTACTGCAGCTTTCCAGTCCTTCATTTTTGTTTTGCCTACCATCCAACCGTTTGATGTATAGTGGTCGTACCATTTTTGAGGATTTACACCCTTATTTCTTTCAAGGCAATAAGCTTTTACTTCTTCAAGTGTTGGAGGTTTGAGTGTATATATATTTTTATTTTCTTTACTTTCTTTTACTTTACTTTCCTTTACTTTGTTATCTTTTGTTATATCATTGTTAGCCGATTGATATAACGTTGTTATAACACTGTTATCCGTGCTAGATTTATTCCATCGTTTAAGCATTCCTTTTTGTCCTGCAATTGATTTTTTACTTCTTTTTTCTTCAAACTCAAGCTTGTTTCTCAGCACTCTTTCACTCCAATATTTAGTTCCATCAGTAACAAACAAACCTGTTGATATAGCATCACTATAGAACTGTTTTAACAGTGTTATATCAGTATTAAACCTTACGGCGAAACCATCCAGTAAAGCACAAGTAAGTTTTCCGTCTGCTTGTTCATGCATACATTCAACAAATATCCAATATAACCCATATCCAGCCATGCCATATTTGCCGATTATATACATACACTTTTCATCATTTCTTGCGTTGCTGTCATGGGGAAAGTAGTATGCGTCTTTCGTATCAATCACCCTCTCACCGTACATATGTTCCCTCCCTTCTATTATATATGGGTTACAACCTTTTGTCAATCTTTTTACAACCTATTGACTAATTATTTTTACCGTGTTACAATACTGTTTGAAAGGAGTTGTTTAATTGTGCCTAGTACAAAAAACCGTGTTGTTGTGTTGCTCCCTGACGACATACTTGAATCAATGAAACTACAAGCCGAGAAGGAAAACCGCTCAATGTCGAACCTGATTTTAATAGCCCTTAAAAAATACCTGGAGGAAGCCGCAAAGTAAGCGGCTTTTTCTCTGTATAGCTTTATATATCCTGGCATCCTCACCCCGCCAATCCCAATTCCCTGAAATACGGCTTATACCTTAATCCGTATTTACTATTAAGATAAGTTTTAAGGTTCATACCCTTAAACCAACTATGCTTATATCCCCACGTCTCAAGCGCATCGTATAACGGCTTTGTCGAATGTATAACTTTACTTTCTGGCTGTCCTTCAAAGATTTTCCTATACGGCATTGGGGCCACGGACTGACCTAAATCTCTTAATGTTTCAAGCCTATAAATATCTTCTTCAAGCTCAGTCTCACACCCTAGAAGTACATACCACGTTGAATTTGTAATCCCGATGCTTTCAAGCATTTTGATTTTTTCTCTTATGATTGATTCAAATTTTATATTGTCGAACGCAAATTTTAGCGATCCCCATTTGAACTTTTTTAACAATGCAGCAGATTCTTCATCGATAAGCTTTATGTCCAAACCCTGATTAAAGTCTATCTTAACCCTTTCTTTTATCGCTTGCCCTGCTATCAATTTAAAATGTTCAGGCAATGCAAGAACGTTATTATCAAAAGCTTTGATGTATCTGTTTTTACCATCCCACAAATCATACAAATCTGCCTCCGGTCTTAATTCGCCTTCCTTTTCTCTTACGACACACCATTTGCAGTTAAAAGGGCACCCACGTGAAAAGAATCCAAATCCTTTGTAGTGTTTAATTCTCTCGATTTCCTCCGGTAGTCTACTATGAACATCAATTCCGGTACCACCACAAATCCAGTTTGCTTTTATGGGGAATACCGATAGATTGGTAAAGGTAAATATTGAAGATAAATAAACCTTGTCAAATTCTACGTTCCAATGTTCTACAGGGTTATACTTGACTACTTCGTCACCTAAATTCAAATGATATGCTGCAGCTTTTTCGAGTGCATTGTTTTGATCTATGTCAATTTCTCTTGTTATATAATCTGCATTGCATATTGCTATCTTCATACCTCACCCCACCCTAAAAATTACTATCATGCTTGGGAATGGCGCTCCGTGCTTTGCCCCTTCAAACTTGATCCGTCCCTTCAGAAGCGAAAAGGAATAATTTTTATATACGTACTCATGGAACCACTTTGTATCTGTCCTTGCTGGGAGCAACGCAAACACAACACAATTTCCTGTCTGGCATTCTTCATGTGCCTTTTTAATCCATTTGCCAGTTTCGATTCTGCCGTAAGGCGGATTCATCCAACATACTTCACCTTGCCAGGATTGTTTTAACCCGTCCTGTTCTTTCGTAAAATACCGTTCACATTTAGCGTTTTTAGAATTAGCGCATACATCAAGAGTAAATTTTCCACATTTATTTTCAAGATCCTGTATTATTTTTATTGGAGTTCCCCAATCGTCTTTATTGCTACTGAACATTAATTCTGTGTTCATTTCCACCCCACCCTATCTATTCCTGCTGATTTAACCCAGTAGGGGCCGAAGCCCCGCTAGATTATAGCCTGTCGTTTACATCTGATATGATGTTGTAGGCTAATTGTAGAATGTCTCTTGTGATAATTAAAACATCGTTGAGACATTGCGGCTCTGGATTTTTGGAGTTTTCACACGGAACCGCTCCAAACATTTTGTCACGGATAGCGTCAGCAGTATTTCTGATTCTGTAAGCTGCTTCCATGAGTTCCTGAGCTTTTTCTCTTACAATTGTTTCCGGCGGTACACATGGTACGCACCCCCCTACATTTGCTTGTGCCCTTTCTGTGTACATAATATATCCTCTCTTTCTCTGCCTATAGGCAGTAACTAACCTTCAATCTTTGTTTTCCTCAACCTCAAACTTATCCCATAGCCAGCGGAGCATATTAAGCAAATCATCTTTAGTAGTAGCATTGTGTGTTACAAGACTTATTTCTTGTTGCACTGCTCTTATTTTCTGACCTTCTGTCATGTTTTCCCAATTCCATTTCATGCTATTTCCCCCAATCCTGTTTCATAATTGATAATTGTTCCGGTGTCATAGTCTCAATATCAAGACTTTTAGCTTCGTCAACTATGTAGTCAATCAATGCAGACATAGCTTTTGTGTCATAACAACTACTGCCGTAATATGCCATAATCTTTTTACAGCCTGCTATTTTGCTGTCCATTTCTTCCGCATACCAACCTAACCCACGGCTATTCCATACCTTGATAAATTGCTCCGTTGCATCCTCGGCAACAGCTAAATAGTCAAACTGTCCGACTTTTCTTATGGCTTCTTTGTACACGTCCTCTTTGGTGTGCTTTTGAATCTTTTCCGCTATCTTCTGGCACAATACCCAAAGGTATCCGTTGCTGTCCAAACTGCGCCTTTGTCTGTGCTGTTTGACTTCAATACTCAATTGCTTCCCTTTAGCCACTATTTCTTTTAAACTGGCAACAGCGGCCATAAGTTTAGCTTTATTGGCGACAACAGATAAAACCAGTTCAGGCTTGCCAGATTCATCAAATTGTAAGCGGATGCCGCTTGCTATGGCTTTCATAAATAACTCCCTACCTTAAAAATATCTTTAAATTCCTGCCGTGAATAAACTTCTTCGAACTTCGCCTGCGCATATTGCTTGAATTTAAGCCTTAGTGCCTTGTTGTAATGGAGTCCGGGATTGCCGGGAATGTTTTCGTTGTGGCAGTTGTGGCAGAAATAAGCTTTTAATCCATACTTCTCTGACAATGGCCTGTTGGCTCCACCAAAAGCGTGGTGTTCTTCAAGGCTCTGCGTGGTTCCGCATACCCAACATTCCCGGCGTTCCTGTAGTTTTATCTTTTGTACCTTTGTCCTTTGTCGCTTGTATGTAGGCTTTGGAAACATCATTAGAAAGGCAGCTCCAAATCTGTCATAAGCGTTAAAATGTCCTGCTGTGTCCAGTTGACCTTTGTCTTTTCCTTGTCTGCATATGTCCATTTGGTTGTTATCCTGCCGCCTGCCGCCATTTCGTCAATAAACTTGAACATATCAAATTCGGGTATTTGCTCTTTTTTTGCCTTGCCTGCTGCAAAGACTTCCGCTATTTGCTTTTTTGTTGCCTTGTCATTCGCGCCAGAATCGTTTTTGCCGCTTTGTTGCGGTTCAGGCTTATTGTTGTCATTGCCGACAGGTTTATTGCCTTGTGGGGCATTCTGTGGCTTTCTGCCTATATCGTCGCTGTGTTCGTTGTCTGTATCTTCGCCGCTGAAAAGCATAAACGTTTTGCTGAGTGCATTTTTAAGACTATAAGTGAAAGCTTTGCCCGCGCCTTTATCCTGAGAATCAGCACCATTTCCAAATCCCACAACGTCCTGAAACTCACCTGATTCTATGTCCATCACCCTATATGTAACCTTTAATTCCGTCATTGCTCTAAGTGTTTGCGACACTTTACCGTCATAGTCTGTTTTGTCCCAGGTCATGCAATGGTCTTTTATTTCACCGCCAATAGGGAAAATAATAAGTTTATATTTTTTAAATAAAGGCTTAACCATGTTTAAAATAGTTGCTTCAGAAACAGCTTTGTATGCGTTTTTGCCCGTGCCGACTTCCATGTTTTTTTCTATTGCCTCTGATTCGTTCATGACATTAAACATCTTTTCGTACAGGCTCATTCTGCCACTTCCTTTACGGCCACATTATCCAAGTAATGCTTACAATACAGATTGACACCGCAATAGTCCTTGCACTTTCTGTCGTCCCATCTTTCCTCCGGCGCACATGGGTCAGTTATATCGGTTTTCAAAGCTTTTTGAAGTGCATCACCTTTAGTTTTGAAATATACGGAAACTTCTTCATCGGGCAATCTTTTAACCGGTATCAGATACACGTTTTCTGTTATACCCCTGCCTGTTGCTGAATATGTGCCACCGTCCCGAACAACTGCTTCTATGAGCATTGTTTTTACAGGGAAACCGGCTGATTCTATCAAGGTTCTGTAATGGTTTAATTGCAGTTCAGTATCTTTCATATCAGGTTCGCCCTGGCGTGGTTCCTTGCGTGTTTTTGGCTGTCCTTTTTTTTCGCCGGTCTTGTAATATTCTCCGGTTTCAACATCAACCATTTCAATTCCAAGGGCTTTCATAACCTTATAGCTGCCCCATGTTTTGTAATCATACAAGGTTTCATTTTCAGCATCGTACAAGTCAAAAGCACCGGTTGCGTTATCATCTTCAAGTCTATCTTCGCTCAATTCATTCACAGAAAACTTATTCAGCATGTCATGGGCTTTGGTTCCGAGTAACCGGAATACTTGATCTTTGGGTTTCATCGTCAGATCATCGTGAGTAATTTCAAGATAGGCTTCTCTTGTGCCTTTCAAAAGCTGTGTTGTGCTCGGTTTTCCTGTCCATGGTCTTTGTTCCGCTATCATGCGCAGTGTCGGCAATGATAGGCACCTGTTGCAACTATTGCACTGCTTTAAACACGATTGGATTTCAACCATTGTTCCGTCTGGACATTCAAAGTTTTTATACATTCCTTCATCCTCACTTTCAAATAAATATTTGTTGTCTTCATACGGACTGTTGGGACCGTATCCCCATGTGTACTCATTCATGGTATTTCTGCGGGTATCTATCATCTGCAGCATTTTCGTTATATTGTTTTTGCCCTGCATAAGATAGAGATTCATAATAGGTTCTTTCTTCCTCTGCAGACGGTATGTACCTGCCTTTTGAATCATATTTTTGTCTGCATTCTTCGTATGTTTGTTTATAAGATTTGCGATACATTCCCTTCCCTCCTTGATTTGTCCCACCGGTACCGGCACTCTAACGCTACTCTGCGGCAAGATTATTGCACGATAAGGGCAGGGCAAGGGTCTACTCTGGCATTGGTATTCCCAGACTGTTCATTTCACTGTTTGCGGCTATGGCGAATATCTTTAACTCTGGGATTGATATGTCCCACGGGAAAGACCCTCTCTTGGCTACGGATATTTTCAAGCCATACTTTTTTGATATGTCCGCAATTCCCGTTGGCATGAACTGTAGATAATTTCTTGGTGAATCATGTGTTATTCCACACATTCCGATTTTGTTTAACTCCTTATCGGTTTTAAGAAGCTGATTTATTTTTAACTTTAACTTTTCAAGTTCCTGATTTCTTGACATCTTTACAATCCCCTTTCTATCGGTTATAATAGTTTTGGATATTTGTTTTTGCCGCTTTATTTTGCGGCTCTTTTTATGCCTTCCTGAGATATCCCGTTGCAAATCCGCCCCTTACGCCGTCAAGCATAATTACTTCGCTGCCGCATAAGTCCCACGGTTCGGACGTGCATGTAAACACTTTGTCTTTGTACTTTTCAAGCCGCGATTCGCTGCAAGTGTGCATTATAACCTTGTTGCCTTCGTGCAGTCCGCTCAATTTAAGTTTCCTTTTCATCGGGTTTTCCTCCTTCCCCTGTTAGTGCCCTCAGTTCCTGCGCCTTGCTCATTTGTGCGCCCTCCAGTTTTGCAAGCTCCTTTTTGAGTTTTTCAATCTTCTTAAGCCTTTTCATTTCCCGCTTACCTGTAAAATTAGGCAACTGTCCGTCTTTTGAAGTATCGCGCCCCAGTAACCAGTCAGTAGATACATGAAACAAGTCGGCTATTTTTATTAAAATCTCAGCACCAGGAAGTCTCTCTCCTTTTTCGTAACGCCAAATTGAAACCCTGTCGATGCCTAATATGTCAGCAAGTTCGTTACTGCTAACTTTGACCTGCTTTCTAAGAGTTATAATGTTTTCTGCAAACTTCATTTCTGCCTTTCCTCCTTCCCCTTCATGCTCTCATGTAAATCCCTACGTGTTTGCTTTCTGTGCTTCTTTACATTTGCCTTGTTGTCGTACCATTGCCAATCCGTGCCATCTATAGGCTCTGTTGCTGTAGTCTTTTGCTTTGCCTTGTGCGCCTTGCGTAGCTCCCGTATCTTTTCGATTAAGACTACAGCGCCAAGTACGCCTGTAAGCAATAATGCAAACCAGATAGTGTCCATGGCTATTCCTCCACTGTCCAGATTCCATCTTCTATTTCGTAGCAGTTATAACTTCCACAATAAAATCCACCAAATGTACGCATTGAGTCTTTCAAGTTACAATAAGTCGTTTTGCCTTTACGATTTTGCTTGAAAGCTTCCAAGAAAGTTACAGGCTTTGGCGGTTCGGGGACGAGTGTCCATCGGTCGCGAATATCAGCAGAATAATAATGCCCGTGTTCAAGGTGTTTTAAAGTACCTACATCATCAAGACCATAAATCCCATTGTCCATTGTGCGCAAATACCTCTGCCCTGGATTCGCCATCAGGGCATTTAGCATGTCACCGGTAGATAGGGTGGCGGGTTCAAAATGTACATCAGGTGTGTTGCATACCTGATCATCGCATACCCCCGGAAATTTTATAAACAGTGTCTTGCCGTTGATTTTGGTTATAGTGCCAATGTCTCCAACTTTGATTCCTATATTCAGCACTATGTTTTGTTTTACTCTTACCTTGTCTCCAACTTTAAACATCCTCTTTCTCCTTTCATTCAATCCCGCATGTATAGCGGTTAGTGTGCGTGTTGCGTGATACTAGATAGATTGCGTATTGTAGACCTTTTGACATGTTACCCGACCTTTCTTGCAAGTTTCCTACGCTGGCTCTGGCGCCTACGGCAAGCATAGCGCTGTTCAATGTTTCCTGCGGAATAATGGTTGAGCCTCATGTGTTTTTTCATTTTGGGGCTTAACATAGCCATTAAAAGGCTGTAAAGAAAATTATTTCTGATAGATGGTACTCTGGATGATGTTTGCATTTTGACCTCTCCTTTACTTATTGTTGGGGTATTAGGCGGGCTTTAGTTCCTGTACTTGCCTAAGATTTCGTTTTTACGACTTCAAATAGTTTCGCCGGTAAGTTGGCTTACCATAGGTGGCAATTTGTCAAGGTTTAAAACCTTCACGCCCTTATATTGCTTTGTAAGTCCCCTAGGTGCCGCTGTGATTACTCCTTCACCGTTTAATTCAAAATAATCCCATGAAGTAGTTATTTTGTTTCCATGATTGCTGTATCCGGTCTGGATTCTGATGATTGTTTTTGCCTTATTTATACAAACTTCTGTAAAATTGTTGATAAGATGTTGAACATCAATTGCAAAGTTTGACATTCTGCTTTCCTCCTTTCTATTTATGTAAATTTTTGTTATACTTTGTTGTGTAAAGGGGCTTGTATTAAGGAGCGTGTTATCTATGGCTGAATATCAAGGCCAAACAGAAGAAGTAATTGCAAAAGAAATCACGATCGCCATTATTAATAAAATGGGTATTATCGGGCATATCAACAGTGACCCAGTGGATAATGCTTGCAAAATGTATGATAAAATATACAAGCAGGTCATAGCATCAACCAACAATAAATAAGTTACACAAGCCCCTTTACCCCTTAGTTTCCGAATGTACTAACCAACATTCCCACAAGTCTTGAAATCTGCTCTGCAATTTTGCACTTATCATCCGGGGTGGCTGTTATGTCCTGTGTTTTTTGTAATTCCCTGATTTGTTCCTGTAATACTGATTTGTAATCCATGGGCTTTCCTCCTTCCTTGTACTATTGTGGATATACTAGAGCAATATTCGTGTGGATTTTTTAACGTTTATTGCTGTCTTTGGTGGTTAGGCTGGTTTTTGGTTCTTGCTCAATTTAGATAAACATTTGCTTACTTCTGCCGCCGTGACTGCCTTGCCATTTAGCGTATGAGTAAATTTAAAATCATACTTTACAGACATAGTAAAACCTCCTATGCAGACTTTTCTTCAAGCAACTTTGGAACTGTTGTATTCATCCTTTGGGCTATTTTTTCGATTTGTTTTAATGATGGGACATGTACGCCTGTTTCAATTTCGCTTAAGTAGTTCTGTGAGATTCCAAGGAATGTAGAAAATTCCTTTTGAGACATGGCTCTGCGCGTACGATACTTTTTTAGCTTCTCACCTATTTTGTACATCTTGCTGCCCCCTTTTTCTGTGTTTATATCTCTATAAATATAATAATCGAATTTTCCGATATTTACAAGCAATCAACACTACCAAATATCGGATTTTCCGATAGTTGCCATAGGTTATATTTACCAATCTTACTTTTTCATTATGAATGCTTGACATATCTCTGTTTTTCATGTAATATTTATCGAGAAATTCGATATTATGAAAGGAGCTTTTAACTATGCAGTACGGAGAAAAAATAAAAACATTCCGCAAAGAGAAGGGTGTTACCCAGGAAGAGCTCGGCAGCATGGTAGGCAAAAAGCAAAATCAAATAAGTGAATGGGAAAAAGATGTTATAAATCCCGAGCCTGGTGATATATATAATTTATGTAA